TACATCTGCCGTTGACATTGCGTGTACCTTCAGCGCGGCCAGGATTACCAGGCCAGCCGCCAGTCGGGAGCGCCAGGCGATCATTTCGGCTTCGGCGCTGGCTTCGGCTTCGCGTCGGTCGGGCGCTGCTTACCGCCGCCAGCGCCGGTTGCTTGGTTGATGTACATGGTGATTCCTTTCAAGATTTACGGGTGGAACTATGTTAACATGAAGCATGGATTACATCGAATATAAGCTGTTGAAAGCCGCAATTCTGGTGCTTATGGCTTTCTGCTACGGTATCTACAGAGGCATTCGGGGCCGTTAATTTGTGCCGACTATCGGCGCACTGCGATACATCAACTGCTGGTATTCCGGACTCTGCAACAACTGCTCCAGGCGACCCGGTGGCGAAGGCAGCAGCCGGTTCTGCACCGCACCAGACAATGCCGTAGCACGCGCAGCAGGACGAGCAATTACACCAGCCATCAGCCCGGGATTTGCGGTTGCTGCGCTCATCGCTCCCAATGCACCGAAGTCCAGCGGGCTAATACCTGGCAAGCTACCCATGCGTTCCACGGTTTGCGCTGCCTTGGGGAATGCGTTGGCGAACTCCGCAATCGTCTTTAGTTCGCCAGACAGTGGGCGCCCCTTCTTCAGCGCCCGGGCCAGCTTGGCGGCATCGATATTGCCGGTCGCAGGGTTCAGCGCCTTCTCGATGTCGTAGGTCTTGGCCAGCGTCTGGCGTGCAGCGCGGTAAGCGTTAAGCGTGGTCGTGTCGCCGGCCTGCGTCAGATTGCGGTCAATCAGATCCTCTAGCGCGCTGGCGATGCCGTTCTGTGCTTTGCCCAGCGCACGCTTTGCTGGGTCCATGGCCGCCTTGTTCACGCCAGCATCTGCCCGGAACTGCTTTATCGCCTCAATGGTAGGCTGCGCGTCGAACTGCGGCCGCGTCTTCAGCCCCTCAACAAGCTTGTCGACTTCCGCATTGACAAGCTCGGGGAAGTTGGCGCGCATGGCGGCACTGTTCGCGCCGGCGCGATCCAGCGCGGACAGGAATGTCTGGTCAGCCTGGAATGGCGCAGACTGGCCCAGCACGTCATATGCGGCATTCGCTTGTTGGCGCACCTGTTGCAGCCCCGCAGGCGTCAGATCAGCGGCGCCGATGGCATTGCGCGCCAATTCGTTGGACACGACCTGATTCTTTGCGCTGGCATTCTGTGCGGTCGTCAGTTTGCCCGAGAAACCTTCCAGCGCCCGGTTTGCCAACGACGGCTTAGCTTGCGTCGGCGGGATGACATAGCCAGCAGCGCGAGCCTTGGCGACTTGATCCAGTACGTTTTGTGGAGGCGTCACACCGGAAATGGTACTGCCAATGGATCGCCCCACCTTGCCCGCGAATTTGAGGGCGCTTGGCAATGCGCCGCCGATCAAAGCGCCAGCTGGCGCATCCTCTGGATTAACCAGCCCACCAGCCGCGCCACCAGTGATCGCACCGCCTAAGGAGCGCGCTCCCAGGTTGCCAATGGCGCCAGCGATCCCCGGAGCCTGTTGGCCGGCGCGCATGCCACTGGTTGCCAGCGATTGTACGAGCCAAGGCGCAGCACCAGCAGCCCGAGCGCCACCAGCTAGAGCAGGGCCGACGCCAGCAGTTCCTGCAATCTCACCGCCAACCTTGCCGATACGATACCCGGCAGATGTGGGTTCAGCGCCCATGAACGACAGCCCTTGGTCGATCTTCTCGCGCCGATCACGGTTCGATTGCAAGCTCAGTCCCTTACCGCTCATTGCATCTGAGGCGATATCGATAGGCGCCAGGAGGGTCGAGCCGATGGAGCCAGCGCCACGCACCGATCCGGCGGCGGCGTTCGGCAAGAACATGGCCAGATCGCGCCCAGCAGAACGGCCTTCCATCTTGGCAGCGCTCGCACGCTCAGCAGCAACTTGAGCCTGATACTGCGCGGCTTCGTTGGCGTACTGGTCGCCCTCATCCACAGGGATCAACTTTACGCCCTTCGCAGCGTTGCCACTGGGGATTTCCCCTACTTCCACAAGACGCGCCATTATTCCTCCACCCGGTAGTTTTTGCCGCCGCGCTTGACGTAGTATTTACCATCAGCGCCAAGCGTGGCCGTTGCGCTGCCGCCACCGTCAAGGGTGACGATCTTGGATTTCGGCAAATTCTTAGATGCGTTATTGGCCAGAACTTCCTCCGCCTTTGGTGCACCAGCACCTGCACGCACCTTCAGTGAGTCGATATAGAGCGGGATCGAGTCCATCTTTTGCTTAATCACAGCATCGCTGTCACCAATCTGAGGCGTCAGCTCGCGCTGCTTTTGCAATGCTTCTTCCTTATTGACGCCTGCTCCAGTAGCCGCACGAAGCAGCGATTCACTGAGCGAGGATGCCCCCTGTAGGAACTTTTGACGATCTTCGCCGCGAAGGAGATTTGCGCCACCACTGACGCCGGGGATAGCCCCGATGATATCGTTGATGCCAGGCTTTGCCGCGCTTGGGTTTGCCGCTGTCGCTGCCTTCATATTGGCGAAAGCATTCTCAGCCTGTACCAGCCAGCCAGTTGCCTTGCCTTGGTCCTCGGTCAGCTTAGGGCCTTTGGTGCTACCTGAGAGTGGCGTAAATTTACCCCCCGGAGACGACGCCGTAGGGCGCGTGATAAAGCCGCCAGCCTCTTGGTTGTAAGTTGGCGTAGCAAGTGCGTCAATCGCATTCTGACGGCTGATGTTTTGTCCGCGCACAGCCGTGGCATTGCTTGCGATTGAGTCAGGCGTTTGCGTATTAGCCATGGCGCGAACTGGGGCGCCAGTGTAAGGATTAACCAGCGCCGTGCTGCCGCCAGTGTTGACTTTCTCAAGCTTCTCAGCCACCTCCAGAGGCACAGGGGCGCCGCTAGTGCCATCCTCGTAGAATGGCGCGTACATCACTTTTCCACCCTGCTGGACCTTCTCCCATCCCTTTACCTTTGGCTGGAACTTTAGCGCTGAAGCCTCGGCCGCATCGGCTTCGCTGCTGTATCCGGCGCTGCGCAAGGCTTGTGCGTAGGCTAGCCGCTGCTGGTAGATGCCGTCTTTCTGGTTGCCGCCGCCGGCTGCTGATGAAGCGGGCTGCATCGACGCCATGCGCTGCGAATTCTCCACAGTAGGGGCCAGATCGCTACCCATTGCGGCCGGCGTTTGCACCGACTCAGGAGCGCCGCCAGCCCCATAGCGGATATTGAACTGGCGCAGTTGCTCGGCACGGTCGCGCAGCGCGCTTTGATTCGCAAGGTCACTCTCGGCGTCCTGAATCTTCAGGCCCGTCAGCTTTGCCACCTGGCCCGCTTGCGCTTCCTCGATCTTGCGGCGGCGTGCTGCTTCAGTGCTTTGCTGGTAGGCCGTCAAGCCACCGCCCAGCGCCTGACCGAAACTGGTAGGCATGCGCGACGGGCCACCCGACTGCAACAGGCTTGCCGCAGCCGCCAGCAACCCCTGGCTTTGTTCCGGCGACAGATTCGACAGTTGATCCAAGATTCCCATGATGCCCTCTTTAAGATGTCAGCCAGTCGTTGTTTGCGTAATCCGCGCTGCTGCCGACGTTGTTACTGCGCCCGCTATTAAACTGATTCCACAGGCCCAAACCAGCAGCCGCGCCGCCCAGCGCATTGGCGCCTGGATTCGTGTAATAAGGCGTTGTTCCGGTAGTTGTACCACCAGCGCCAGCGTATGGAGAAAGCGCACCAGAAACCTGCGTCAGGCGGTTGATGTCGGCGTTATTCGCGTTATTCGCGTAGCCGTATGCCTGACCCAGCAAACCACTGCTCAGGCCAATGCCGGTCGCTTGGGCCTGCGCGTTGTTCTGCACGCTCTGGAGATTGGCTGACTGGTTAGCGAGGCTACCTTGCTGCTGGAATGCCGCATTCTGCGATGCCACGCCGTACTGCTGGCCGCTCAGGTTGGTCAGTGCCGCCAAGCTGCGATCCTGCCCACGATCGTAGGCGTTTGCCTGCGCGCCAACTGCGGCATTCGTGTTGTTCTGGCCAAACTGGTTGATGGCGTCCTGCTGCGCCTGCGAAAAGTCACCGATTGCACGCCCCTCGGCAATTCCTTGGCGCGAGCCGCCATAGCCGCCAGAGACGATAGAATTACTCTTGATGCCCGGCAGGACATTTTCCGTCAGATTCTTCGTCGCCAGGCGCTGCTGTTGCCCGAACGTATTCGTGCTTTGGTCAAGACTGCCTTGAATGGCGTTCTTGAGGTATGGGTTTTCCGCAGAATTTCCGGCGATCTTGTCGGCATAGGCTTGTCGCAGGTCGATGTTGTTTTGCGTTGGCGCGCTGATGCTTGCCGCCTCGATAAAGGGCGGCGAATTGTTGGTTGCCTGCAAGCGTTGTGCAGCTTGCTGGCTCGAAACAAAGTTATTTGTCCCCCAGTTACCCAGATAACTGTTAATGCCAGTGTTGAAATTCTGCTGGTCTGACGATTGCGCACCACCAGATTGCGCGTTAATCTGCGACAGCAGCCCCTGGTTTCCAGACGTGCCATCCCCGTAAAGAAGCGCCGCCAATCGCGGATCAATCTCTTGCGTCTGCGTCTGCGTTTGGCTAGACTTATTATTTTTACTGGAGAGGTAAGCCCCGCCTGCGGCTACTGCCGCCCCGCCAATCGCGCCCCAAGTCATGATAGTTTCTCCTGTTCCAGATTCTCAATGATCCCCAGGGCGTCATAGTCCGTGGCGATAACGTCGGCCTCGATCTTCTCAAGGTCGGTTTCATTCGTGGCATGCACCGTTGCCCAAATGGTGTCTTCCAGCGCCAGCACAAACCGCTTGGCGCCAACCGTTGACACAAAGGTATATGGCGCGGTGATGACCATCAGGCCGTCTTCGGTTAGCACCAATGCCTTGCCAGCAATCACGAAATTCAGGTGTGCATGGCGGTGAATCTTGCCAATCGCCCAGTTCATTTTCTTCAGCACGATCTGACGGCCATACGTTCCTGGCGCGTGGAAGTGCTGGAGCGGCAAAATGTCGTTGATGGCGGTCTTTGCAATCTCCCCGGAATCCTGCGCCGCGCGCATGTCAGATTCCAGCTTCCGAATCGCAGCGCGGATTTCAAGACGGCCCATGCCGCACGGGATGACTTGCCCATTACCGTAAGCTGCTGGTAGGCGTTCGGCGAATTGCGCCAGATGCTGGCCTAAGTTATCCACGTTCATCCTAAGAATTTCCAAATACCAACTGAGTTGTAATAGTACATGCCTTCACCTGAGCCAGGGTCCCAATAAGGCGCTCCCAGCGCATAAACCGTCAGCCCTTGGCGCGGCTTGTCGGGCGCAACGGTCGTTGACTCCATCGCTCCGGTCTTCAGTAGGCGCATGGCGGTCTGGATCTTCTCTAGCTCCTGTTGCAGCCACGCTGGCAACTCGGCAGGACTTTGGGGGACTTGCCCAACGGCATAGCTTTGAGTATACAGAGTTCGGTTTGGATTTACCATTTCCCTGCCCCTGTCACGTCAAGGTCATAGGAGTCCAGCCGCCAGTTGTAGGCTGTGCCGCCCTCAAACCGGATGGCGCAGTAGCGGCCACTCACGAGGCAATCGCATTGGATCGTCTGCCCGATGGTGTACGTCATGCTTGTGTAGACCGGCGCCTCATAGGCGTTTTCTTGCACGCCGATCTTGACGATGACCGTATCACCCGTGTTGCCGGTGATGCGTGGCCGGATGCCGCGAATCAGTTTGCGTCGCTCGTCGCTGCCCAGTGACAAGCCGACGCGCTCCAGATACGACACCGGGCGTAGACCGTCAAACGATGCCGACGAGTCCAGCAGATAGAACTTGGTGTCGTTCGACGCCATCATGACGCGCGCGGCGTTCGGCGTGAAGTCGGGGCCATTCCACGCGGTCAGGTCGGCTGACCATGGATCGCCATCAGCGTCCCATGTGCCGTTGAGCGTGTTATCTACGCTGCCGAAATTGGCGTGGTTGAGGTTCGGGATCGTCCGATAGGATACGGTCCGGTCCTTGTAGTTCCACACCAGTGCCTTGTTTGGCACCGAACTGCCGATTGATGGATAGCATACGAATACTTCATTCAGGAACGGATTCTTGAACACGAAAGTCTTGTCCGTCGCCTCGGCGTCCATATCCTGGAATAGCGCGCGGCGGGCCTGCTTGTCGAGTACCTGCGTGATGACGCTGCCGTTGTGCACGATTACGTCATCTTTGGTCAGCACGAAGTGCAGGGCCGGCGCCCCATCTACCTTGATTTCGACCACGCAATTGCGATTCAGCACGCCCGAGTCACCGAAAATCTTCTGGAAGCCCATCACGTCCTGGCCACCAATGAAGTTCATGCGCCACGTCGATAGTTCCTTGTAGATGATGAGCGAGTCGCCCAGCGTCCAGCCGTCAACGATTTGATCGCCTCCCTCGGCAAGGTCTACTTGTCCGGCGAGTTCGGTAGCGTCTGTTGGGTCCCACGTCGACGGCACAGCCCCCGGGTCTGCGGACGTGCTCCACTTGACCATGTACGGGAAGTCGCCGCCCGCCGTGGTCACGCCCAGCGCCACGAGGAACACCTTGTAGGCGCGCATGGATTTGCAGTACGTGCTGGACGGCCAGTTGTCGAGCATCTGCGCGCGCTGTGCCGGGTTCAGGCTCCAGCGCTGTGGCGGGTCGATCTTGTTGCCGGGGTTCAGGATCGGGATGCCAGACAATGACGTGGAGGTCCAGGCATTGCGCACGCCCGAGTAGTCTACGTCATTACCAGCCGTCTGCCGCGTGATATTCGTATGCGTGGCGACGCCGCCCGTGATGTACGTCACATATATTTTCTTCTCGCCCGCGTAAATCCAGTACCGCGTGCCGTCGATGCCGATGGCCGGCGCGGTGTAGAACGGAACCACAGACGGCGTGCCGTACACTTGCCCATGCCCATAGAACTGGTAGCAGTAGCCGTCAAGGAAGCGGATATTGCTGGCGTCAGTCCATGCGTTCTGCGGCAGCTCGTGCTGCGACAGGTCGCGGATGACGCCGACAGAGCCAGCGTTGGGGACCGGAAGCATCGGCATTATTGCCCCTCACCCGGTGGATCGACAGGAGGAACGTACCACGGATGGCCCGGTTCCCATGGCGCGATGAACACCGTACCGGTCCAATAGTCGTTGATGTCGCCGTCCACTTCCGCGATGACGCAGTTCGGGAAGAAGTCGGTACGCGGCACCTCCAGCACGTTGATAACAATGCTCAGTTCGTTCAGTTGCGCTACTCGCATCATGCCACCCCGTTCAGTCGAATTTCACCGCGCGCGCCGTTGCCGGATCGCGTACCTGTGCGCGTGCCGCCACCGCCACCGCCTGGCGCAACGCCATCGCCGCCGTTTGTCGCGTCTGCGCCAGTGCCAGCATTGCCGCCGAATACGCTTGTACCGCCTGGGCCGATAGCGCCCAGATACCCGCCTCCGCCTGCGCCCCCGTAAAGCGCATTCCCGCCGCCAGACTGCTTGCCACCGCCGCCGCCGCCATATGCAGAATAACCACCCGCTCCACTGCCGCCGCCAAAATCACCATCGCTGACGCCAGATCCTGCTACTGCAAACGGCCTGCCACCAGTTGCGCCGGCAGCAGTCCCGATGTTACCGGCTGACAGAACCCCACCACCCGACCCACCATAGGCAGTCGCAGCGGTAGGGCCACCAGGGCCACCACCGTAGGACGTGTAAGAGCCAAACAGCGTGCCGCCCCCGGCGCTGCCCTGCATATTTGCCGTGGTTTGGCCAAGGCCGCCGCTGCCGATAGCCATAGATACCGATGCGGCCAGCGTGGACATCGCAATCCGCACCGGCAAGCAGC